TTTGACTCCAAACAGGATGCAGAGAAATATCTAGTGACATATGGCGACTGATCCCTCAAGTTTTTATCTTGGCAACCCTAACCTAAAGAAGGTTGGCACTGATATAAATTTCACTAAAGAGCAAATAACAGAATACCTCAAGTGCAAAGAGGATCCTGTTTATTTTGCTAAGAACTATATTAAGATTATATCTCTTGACGAGGGTATAGTTCCATTTAAGATGTGGGATTTTCAAGAAGAACTTATTGAAAAGTTTCATGAACACAGATTCAATATAGCAAAACTTCCTCGTCAGACTGGTAAGTCAACTACGTGCGTGTCTTATCTTTTACATTATGCATTGTTTAATGACAATGTTAATATTGGTATTCTTGCCAACAAGTTATCTACTGCAAGAGACTTGCTCGGAAGATTACAATTAGCATATGAGCAATTACCTTTATGGCTACAGCAAGGTATTGTTGTGTACAATAAAGGTAGCATGGAGTTGGAAAATGGATCTAAAATCTTGGCTGCGTCTACCTCTGCTAGTGCAGTCCGAGGTATGTCTTTCAACATTATTTTTCTGGATGAGTTTGCCTTTGTACCTAATCACATTGCTGAAGCATTCTTCAGTTCAGTATATCCTACTATCACTTCTGGTACCAAGACAAAAGTAATAATTATATCCACACCATATGGTATGAACCACTTCTATAAGTTGTGGGTGGATGCACAAAAGAATAGAAATGGATATGCATGGACAGAAGTTCACTGGTCAAAAGTACCAGGCAGAGATGCTAAGTGGAAAGAAACTACTATAGCAAACACCTCCGAAAGACAATTCACACAAGAGTTCGAGTGTGAGTTTCTAGGATCTGTTGACACTTTGATTAGTGCTGCTAAACTTAGAACATTAGTTTACGATGACGTATTAACAACAAATGGATCTCTCGACGTATATGAAAATCCTGTACACGACCATGATTATATTGTATGTGTGGACGTATCTCGTGGTCTCGCACAGGATTACTCTGCCTTTATAGTAATTGATATTACTCACGCACCATGGAGATTAGTAGCAAAGTATAGGGATAAAAATGTTAGACCTATGTTATTTCCTAATGTCATATACAATGTTGCAACGAATTATAACAATGCACATGTATTAATAGAGGTCAATGATATAGGAGAAGCAGTTGCTTCAAGTTTATTCTACGATATAGAATATGAAAATGTTCTTATGTGTGCTATGCGTGGTAGAGCAGGTCAAGTAGTTGGTCAGGGATTCTCTGGTAACAAGACACAGATGGGTGTCAAAATGAGTAAGACTGTCAAAGCACAAGGATGCTCTAACTTAAAAACTCTCATAGAAGATGATAAGTTATTAGTAAGAGATTATAATATAGTGGCAGAATTAACTACTTTCATACAAAATAAGCAGTCATTTGAAGCGGATGAAGGTTATCATGACGATTTAGTTATGTGTTTAGTTATATTCTCATGGTTAGTTCAGCAAGAATACTTCAAAGAAATGACTGATCAAGATATCAGAAGAAAGATATATGATGAACAAAAGAATGCTATTGAACAGGACATGGCACCTTTTGGATTCATTGATGATGGATTAGAAGATGACAAGATAGTAGACAATGAGGGAAATGTTTGGACTATAGATATGAACAATCAAGATGAAGATGACTGGGAGAAATTCAAAGTAGATGAGTATGGAGACAAAGCTTTCATGTGGGACTATCGCTGAAAAAGCTCCAATTTCTAAATAACTATAGACAAAAATTGATTTATTATCAGGAGTAATCGCATGGCTAGCACGCTCTTATCGCCAGGAGTTGAGATACAAGAAAGAGATCTGACTATTGGTTCGATTGAGACGGTTGAAGTAAACGTGGGAGCAATCGCTGGTGCCTTTCTAAAAGGACCAGTATTAGAACCAGTTCGCATATCAACAGAAGCTCAATTAATTGAAACCTTTGGTGAACCAACTGACGACAACGCTGAAACATGGTGGACAGCCGCTAGTTTCTTGTCATACGGTGGAGTCATTGATGTAGTTCGTTGTGCAACATCAGGACAACTATCAGCATCAGATGATTCAGTTACCTCACCATACACTCTTTCAATTCCAACAAAGGATGTATACGAAGCAACATATTTCTACGCAAGTAATAATCCATTTAAGTTTGCAGCAAGAAACGTAGGTGCTGATCAAAACTCTTTAAGAGTAGCAACTATTGACCAAGGTGCTGATGTAACTTTAACACTTGACGGTGCTCTAACTACAACGACTGTAGGTACACAAGTTCAGACTGCTTCTGCTAGCCCGAATGGATCGAAGTCTGGATACATCTTTGCATGGGATGGTGCTAATAACAAAGTTTCCTTGATTACTTCTGATACTTGGATAGCAACTGACGTTATTGAGAACGGTGTTACTGACCTTAACGTAACAGCTAAATCAAACTGGTACGATGAGCAAGAAGTTTTTGCTGCAGTAGGTAACAAACCTGCACTTAAGTGGACATCAATTGCTCCTAGACCTGGTACTTCACCTTATGTAAGTGCTCGTGGTGGTGCTAATGATGAGTTACATGTTGTAGTTTATGATGCAACTGGAGGAATTACAGGTGCACCAAATACTGTAGTTGAGAAATTTACATATCTCACTAAAGCAAATAATGGTAAGACATCTGAGGGTGCTCAGAACTATTACCCACAAGTCCTTGCAGACAAATCAAATTGGATTTACTGGGGTTCTCACGAAACTGCATCAGTCTATGATGTAAGTGCTAACCAAAGTATTACTGGTGGTAACGTTGCAGGTACTAACAATAAAGGAAGTGCTTCCACAGTTACATTTGATCTTCTCGGTTATAACTCTTACACCTTTATTAAAGGTGCAGAATCAGGTGGAGCAACTTCTGGAGAGATCATCTCAGCAATGCAAGAGTTTGCAGACACTGAAACAGTTGAGATAGATTATCTACTCATGGGTCCTGGTGATGTTGGATCAGGTGCATCTGCAAAAAGCAATACAAAAGCAATTGCAGCTGCTGCATTAACAATCGCTTCAGCAAGAAAAGATTGTATTGCATACCTCTCACCATATAGAGGAGATGTTGTTGGAGTTACAAGTTCCGCAACACAAGCACAAAACGTAGTAGAATTTTACGACACAATGCAAGCAACATCATTCGGTGTGTTTGACAATGGTTGGAAGTATATCTACGATAGATTTGCAGACAAGTATCGTTACATACCTGGCAATGGAGATGTTGCAGGATTATGTGCTGCTACTACTGCTAATGGTTTACCTTGGTTCTCACCAGCTGGTTTGAATCGTGGTGCCATCAAAAATGCTGTTAAGTTAGCATTCTCACCAACAAGAACTGAAAGAGATCTTCTTTATCAGAATAGAATTAATCCAATTACTTCTCTTCCTGGTCAAGGTATCCTTCTGTTCGGAGACAAAACTGCTCTCGCTTCACCATCTGCTTTTGATCGCATCAACGTCCGTCGTCTTTTCAACGTGATAGAAAAGACAATCGGTAATGCTGCGAAGGGGGTTCTTTTTGAACTTAATGACGAGTTTACAAGAAACAACTTTAAGAATGTTGTTGAACCATTCCTCAGAGGTATTCAAGCCGAAAGAGGTATCACTGACTTCTTAGTTGTTTGTGACGAAACCAATAACACTGGTGCTGTCATAGACTCGAATGAGTTTAAGGCTGATTTCTATATCAAGCCTGCACGCTCAATCAACTTCATCACATTGACCTTTATCGCTACACGTACTGGTGTCAGCTTTGAAGAGGTCGTCCCCAAAAGATAATTAATCAGGAGCAAAACAAATGGCAGAAGCCAAACCATTGGGACTCTTAACGTTCCAACAAGCAATTAGAGGTGGTGTAAGACCAAACCTATTCCAAGTAACTCATGTTTGGGATATACCTGGTGTGGTCACTCCATCTATCGCGGAAGTAGAAGAACCTGTTACTTACATGTGTAAGTCTGCTGCACTACCAGCAACTAACGTAGGTACAGTTGAACTTCCATTTAGAGGACGTGTTGTTAAAGTACCTGGCGACAGAACTTATGAAACATGGACAGCAACATTCTATAATGATGATGCTTTCGCACTACGTAGTGCATATGAAAAATGGATCGCAGTAACAAATGGTGTTGATGCTAACGTTGCAGAGACAGACATTAGTGATGTATTCAGAAACATTACCGTATCTCAATTAGACAAGTTTTCTGGTGGAGCTAACAAATTAAAGATCTTACGTTCTTATGAGTTAGTTGGAGCATGGCCAGTTAGTGTTGGACAAATTGCTATAGCATATGACAACAATGATTCTTATGAAGAATTTGATGTTGAGTTTGCATACCAGTACCACATCACTAAAGATGGTGAGTCATCTAATAGAGTTGGAGTTACCACTTCTGGTGGGTAACTAAATAGTAGAGATAAGAAACCACAAATATTATGGCAGAGTTATTCGGTTTCTCGTTTAAGAAGAAAGCGGAAAAGGAGAGAGCTCCCTCTCCTATCCAACCTTCAAGCGAGGACGGAGCTACTAGTTATATTGCAGGAGGTTACTATGGTCAATATCTTGACCTAGACGGTAACTTTAAAACTGAGTATGACATGGTGAAAAAATATCGTGAGATGGCGATGCACCCAGAAGTGGATGAAGCCATTGAAGATATTATACATGAAGCAATCGTTGCTGATCAAAATGATAGTCCAGTACACGTTAACCTTGATAACCTTGAGGTTAGTGAAAGTGTAAAGGGAATGATTAGAGATGAGTTCGATTACATTAAAAATTTATTTGGATTTGATAGTAAAGCTCATGAGATGTTCCGCAGATGGTACATTGATGGGCGTTTATATTATCATAAAGTAATTGATCTTGACAGACCTCAAGATGGAATCAAAGAAGTAAGATATGTAGATCCACATAAGATAAAGAAAGTAAGGCAGATAACAAAACCAAAAACTGCAGATGAGTTTATGAAGTATGACTTCGGTAAAGGCGAAGAGTATTTCTTATACAACCCTAAAGGTTTAAATAACACTTCCGCAAATAGTGGAATCAGAATTGCAAAGGATGCT